ACGCATTACCCTGTGCCTCTCGCTCTTGCACGTACATTTCGATGATACCAATCAAGTTGCGCGAGAACAGAACTACACCTGTTGGATTCTTCTTATATGCAGCCTCCGATCTATAGTCGAACCTCTCATAGATGATTATGTCTGGTGTGTAAGCTTTAAGCTGGTGGTATAATTCAAACTCTTTCCACTTAGCCTGTCCACTAGTGACACCTAGTTTACCGTCGTGGAGTAGTCCTTGCACGTATCCGGTGCAGACACCGGGATCGAATGTCATGGTTTTTAGGTTATTATCGTTAGCCATGTTTGCTCAGGAGTACGCTGAATCATACCACAAACCCGACGACGGAGTAGACCCGCAAGAGCCGATCGTGCCCTGTAAGGTATGATTCAGCGTACCGTCGTGGGCTGCTCGGGCGCACAAGTAGTAGGATGGATGGGCTATCCACAGCGATTCAGCCAACAGGGTTAAGCGGGTTATGCACATGAATATCAATACGCAAGTTATTGGTCTTTTGTAGACAACGGGTCATAGCATAGCTAAGTTCCTCACGACCGTAACCACGTTCTAGTTCATTGAATATGTTTGGATCAATGAACTCAAAGATAACCCAGGAGATAGGTGTAGGATACTCCCTGTGCCGATGAAACAAAGCATGGTGACCTTTAGGCATATTACACGGTTTGCCCGACTTGGTAGGCTGACCACAAATTTCGTTAGTCATTTACGATTTCGTTTCCTGCTCGTATTACTAATACGCCGAAGTTTACGCCACTTTGTCTGACGTCTCTTATTTTGTTTGCCAGCCTTCTTAATGTTTGGATCAGCTAATGCCGACTGTTGATCGTAACCGAAAGCAAGGGTCTTTTTGCCCAAATGCTCAGTCTTATGAAATCTGAATGGTCCTGACTTTCTTTTGTATTTTGCTGTTATCATTCGTAAATTTCTCCGTCACTGACAAATTGTGCTGGTCCGATGATGCGTGGATGAAACTTTGTCTCGAAGTGTTGACCAGTTAACTTGCTCATTAGCATAGCTACAACCTCGTCAGCACATCTGCCACAAGTATCTGGGTCTAATGTATCTTTCATTGTAGGCAGATTCTCAGGATTGGGACGATCATCTTCGTCAATACCCTTCATAATTGCTTGTCTAATATCTTCTCTAAGACTCATCACAATCCTCTTCAATAACAATGATAGCTGGAGTTTTGATTAGAATGCGTTTATTCTCTAGTGTAGTAAAAATGTTGTTGGTTCGAGCTTCGAGATTAGATCCTGCTTGGTTAAGCGGCCAAAACCTATCAACTACGGTATCAAAATCTTCTTGAACTAAAAAGACAGATGAATCTTTTCCAGCCGCTTCTAATCCTAATGTAATACGTGTCGCCATTTATGCTGCAACCTTTTCTGTTAGATCGAGTTCCTTAAGACTACCCCAATTCTCGCCGATTGATATGTCTACGAGGAATGGGATATCGTCCTGCGACCAGCCGAGTTGTTTAACCGATTGCGACTCCATTACGTTCTTCATAGTCCTAGCCACAAAAATTGCAGAATCAGCAGGAACATCAGCGACGATACTATCATGTACGGTGGCAACGATGCGAATACCCATATCAACCAACTCGCAAAGAGCAGATATAGTAAGCCAAGCCGCAATGTTCTGCGGGAGGAAATTAACGGCCTCACGCTCAACATCTCCCAGGTTATCATCAGTAATAAGATGAAATCTACGCTTATGTCCGAAAGGCGAGACAACAAGCCCGTCTTTCTTTGCTCGTGCTTTAAGTTCATTTGACCACTCTAATAGAGTAGGAAACTCTCTCCACCAACTGTCGATGTATGCCTGTGCTTCACTCTCAGGCATATGATACATCTGTGCGAATGCGAACGCACCCTGTCCATATGTCACACCAAAGTTGATGTTCTTTGACTTTACATATTCTTCGTAAGTGTAATTATCGCCGTAGAAGGCAGCGGCGCGTTCTTTGTGAAGAGAACGGCTCGAATCCCTATAGATTCCAAGGAGGTTACTGTCACCAGAGAGTTTAGCGCACGTTCTAAGTTCTGCCTGACTAAAGTCGGCTGAGATAATGACGTTTCCGGGGGAAGGAAGGAAAAGAGTTCGTATTCCAGGTATCTCCTCATAACCTTCTCGGATAATATTTTGGAAGTTAGGGTCATTTGATGAAGTTCTTCCGCTAACAGTCCCACAAGGGTTAAAGTTGCAATAAAGCCTTCCGTCTGCGAGTGTTCTGATTGCAAGACCTTCAAGGTAACGGCTCCTAATGTCTTGAATCTTCTTGTACGATTTATGTAGTTCTGCCCACTTGACAACTTTTTCAGCACAGCCGGGGTTTGCTTTAAACTCGCCAAGCTCGATTATCTCTCGTACTTCTTTACCTGTGCTAGTTGAGAGCTTACGCTTGTACGAGTCGCGCAGGTTATGCTTAAGACCCCATTCGTCATAGAGCACAGCTTTCAGCTGTTGTGAAGAATTTGGGTTAAGTAGAGCGTGACCTGTGAGTTCTTGTTCTTGCTTTGTAAGCTCTAACATACGAGGCATAGCCTCGCGTTCATTGATGTTACACGACTCTACAACATCGAAGTGGAACCCATTGAGTTCGACAGTTCTAAACCTATCAGTTGCAGATAGGAGACGATTATAGAGAGGTCGGCAGGATCCCCCTCTATCACTATCGAGTCTTGGATTGAGATCATTGTACAGTTGGAAAGTGCCTGCCGTATCCCATCCATTGTACTTGTAAAGCTCGTACTCACTTTTTCTTCGCTCTGCGTCTGTCTTTCCAACAAATTCTCCTGTGCTTTTGAACTTCTTGACGGAATCAGGCTCATAATCAGGCCAGCCAAACTTAGAACTAAGAAGATACTCAAGGCTATGATATCCGGGACGTTCATCTAAGCAGTAACTTTGTAAGTATGTATCTTCATCTACTCTTGCGTTAACACCGTTAATGCACAAGACTTTGGTATCAGCTTTACCGTTATGCCAGATAAATCTAACGTCTTTCCGTTCAAAAAATCTAAATAGTCGATTTCGACTTCGTTCATCGTTAATTGCTCCCAAGCCAAATACAACTGCTTTCTCACCTCTTGCAGAAAATCCGGCAGCAACGATTCGATTATCTGGTGTCCATTCGAGGTCGGCTGCAATTGGAGCTTCAAAAGTAGTTCCGATCCATCTTTCGAGTATTTCGACGCTAATAGAGCTGTCATTGATTATCTCTACTTCCGGTGGTTTAAATGGTGGTGGTGGATCAAACGCACGTTTGAAGTCCTCCACCATATCAGGATACTTGTCACTATCCCTTACGACAATGGCGGGATTGTTAGTGACGATAACTCGTTGTGCAACTCCTGTACTAGAAGTTCTTCTATGTACGAAGGGTCTTGCAGTAAAGACTGCTCTGTATCTTGTGAGTGCTGTTGTAGCTTCTGTTCCTCCTGCGATAACGAGTTGTGCGTTTGCAATCTCCGCTTCCAACCTCGGCTTGCAAGCAGCAATTGCTTCCTTAGGAGGATCGTCGCTACGACAAAGCACGATGTTCGTCGTAATAACATCTTCACGTTTTACTCCGTATCTACCTAATAGGTGATCGAGTACCGCTCCTGCGCCTCTTGGATTAGCAAACGGCTTTCCTACGATAGTATCGTATTCACCTGGACTACGACTAACGAAGGCAACTGGACTAGCAGGGTTTCCGCAAGTTGGCGCAAACTTCGCGTCTGCAAGTGGACATTCATTACATTTTGCGTGTGGCGCTTTCGGGATTATATGTGTCGCCATGTTGTCCTTGAAACAATCTTTTGTATAGTTGTCCATCCTACGGCAAACTCTTCTCCTAGAGACTTAAATGTACGACCGCCAAGTGCATACAGGCGCCTTATCTCTAAGACTTGTTCTTCTGTTAATTTATGTATTCCGTGATCTGATCCAGCATGAGTTATATACTTATTTCTACCTTTTTGCATCATATCTCGATGATTTTCATGTGACCTTGCTGCAAATAAATGTTGAGGTCTAACGCAGGAAGGATTGTCACAACGATGACATACGAAATGATATGCTGGTATTGGGCCAATACATCTTTCATATATAAATCTGTGAGCATAAACTATTTCGCCGTCTACTAATAGTTGCCCATATCCTTTGTCATTCTTGGCGCCTTTCCACTCCAAGCAATCGCTTCCTTCAACAAGTTTGTCTAAGAAGCTAGCGAGCGGGTGTTTACGGACGTTTTCGCTCACGTTCAATCCTTATATGAGTTAAGATCCATTCCATTGTCGTATCAATTAGCGTCTGAAAGTTTCTATGTCGATGATTGAACAATAATCTATGTTCGTAGCCAGCTTGAGCAGTCGGTGAATAGTCGTAGATTTTGATGAAGTAAGTATCTGTGTACTCTTTACCAAATTCAAACGTTAGATTGGCTTTCATAATCTTGTGGAACAGTTGGTCTAGTGTTATCTCAACCATTACGTATCTTCTCTACCTTGTCGAAGACGTCTACTTCTTCTTCTATTGTGTCACAATTACCCAGATTGTAGTGTATAGGGTGGTCAATTTCTGTCATCGCTCATAATGAATTTCAAGTCCGCACATTGCTGCTACCATATGTTCGCATCTAGCACCAACACTACGTTCCCAACCCTCTAACATATAGATAGCATCACACTCGATCAATTCTCGTATGTCGGCTCTCATATAGTCCTCATAAGTAGGATCTTCGACTTCGGGATCTACTTCACAAGGATTCACTACGTCGTATCCATCACGTCCGCGTAGTAGGTGGGCTACTCGGGCAAAATGATATCTATGCTCAGGATAATCTTTGATTCTACCACTAATATAGATTCTAGTTTTAGCCAATCGGATACCCGCCCGGTCCGATAATCTTCTTGTCCTGAATACCCAATGCAGCCTTCGTACGTGCTTCTTTCAATTGTGGTAGAACTGTGCCTAATACAGTCTCCATACGTGTAATCATCTTTTGACGCCAGAGTTCGTTAAGCTCGTCTCTCGTAACAAGACCTTTATCAATCAGAATATCTTGAAGTGACTCTAACCACATTTCGTGATAGAATGGATCTACAGGGAAACCCCCAGGCAAGATCGGCACAGCACGGTAAGCCTCAATGACACCAGCGTAACTCATTTGATTACGAGCGTACTCTTTAGCCAAGTTACTGAGCTTAACCTCACTCTCGACCCAAAATCGTCCCTCGCATTCTCCATTACATTCAGGACGATGTTCTGTATATTCAGAGCACTCATAGACGAACGGTGGGTTATCTTCATCCCACTCTAAGTTTGGTGGCACATTCGGGTTAGGCACGTTACCGTTGCCTCTTTGACTAGGACGACCTGCGTTGCTCATAATGCTCCTAAAGTGAGTAAAGTCTGATACCACGACCTGCGGTTTTTGCTTCAACTAGACCACGTTGAATCATCGTGTCTACGAGTTCTTTCGATTCTCTCGCAGACAGGTGTAACCTCTGCATGAACTCTGCTCTTGTGATTCCCTCCCGTCGTTTGATTAATGCCATAGACCTATTAATCATCTTTTCACTCGAGGACCTACCAGCGTTGATAAGTAGATCAACCATGTAAGGTCCCCACTTCTGCATATAGAACGTAGCTTGTTTTACGTCAGTGATTTCAACAATGAGCCTATTTGCAGAATCAGGCTGACGCCTACTCGCAGCAACCAGTAGTGACATTTTGAGAATCGAGAAAGCCATACGAGTAAAAGCAGGAAGAGCCAGCATAGCCATATCGCTTTCCGCACCATGAAGAGTTAGCTTTTCCTCTATATCTCCATAGAAAGCCCACGCTTCATCTGATAACTTTGCCTCTATACGTAGTTTAGTTTCTACCTTCTGCCCGAGAATAGTTTCCGGTATAGTAGCGTTGTAAATATCTTTGAGATCACAGAGGGATCTAACGATATTGTCCTTGCGTTCCGTGCCAACAATGGTAGGCGGTCCTGTTCTTCGTATTCTACTGAGGTCGTTTTCACCCGATACCACGAGGAACCTAGGCAAAAAGCCAGAGAGTATGTATTCATCGTTGAGTAAGGAGTATACCTTATCTCTAATTCCTCCACCGAAAAATATAAAGTACGGTTCAGTGATCGTAATCGTTTCTTTTCGTAAGAGACGAGTAAGCACTTTTGGTACATCATAGAGTTGAGTAAGAGTTTCAGGTAGACCGGCGAGATAATCTTTTCTGTTGATTGAGTCGAAGAGGCCACTTACTTCATCCTTCCAGAAGATACTTACTCTACGAGG